ACCCGCAGCTATTGTGTAGCTTGCAGACACCGTTTGACTATTAACAACAATACCGTTTGATGCTACCAATGCAGAAGCCTGTAATTCACCAGTAGAAGGCTTGTACAGCAACTTGGCGTTTGAGGTAAACAGTGTCGAGGCCGTTCCGGTTGTTGCGTTGGCAAACAGCGGGAAAACATCAGTCGCCGTACTTGTGTCGTTGCTTAGTGCCGCACCACCAACAGAAGCCCATGCAGTGCCATTATAGCCTTCAAACTCGGTGCTGGTGGTGTTAAACCGAAGCATACCGCTTACGGGAGATGGACGCTCTCCAGTTGTTCCCTTGCTGATTGTCAGAGCACCAGTCGATGTAAACGATGAATTAGAAGAAGCCGTAAAGCCTGTTGTGCTGAGAACCGTGCCGCTCCATGTCAAGTTGGCAGATGCACCAAAAACACCGCTGTTATTAAACTGAACTTGTGTATTGGATCCAGCGGCATTTGCAACCGTCGAACTAACCTTGATAAAGTCTGAACCATTCCATGCACAAACAGCAGACTCACCAGCAACAATGGTCACACCAGCCGTTGGGCCTGCGCCAACCAACTTAACTGAAAAACCGCCTGTGGTAGCGTTAATGACAACGTAGGTTTTAGACTGGGCAGGGGCGGTAATAGTTTTGATTGTTGTTCGAGCACCAGTGCAAAGCAATACCGTATTACGCGCTTGATTAGCAGCGCCATTGGTAGTGGTTAGTGTAACGTCGGCATCAGTACTAAGAGTAGTAGTTCCCGCAACAGCAGAGTCAATTAAACCCGTTATAGAGTCATTGACTGTGGTGCCCCATGTACCCGATAAATCCCCTGTAGTTGGCAGTGCTAAACCAAGCAAGGGAGAAAAATTAGTTACTGCCATGATAATCCTTTACACAGTCATTTCTACATTTTGCCAATTAGGGGTTTGGCTATCATCAATTACTGACCAATTAGGGGTTTGGCCATTATTGATCACTAACCAATTAGGGCTTTGGCTATCGTCTATTAGTGACCAATAGAACTTCCCAATATCCCCAACTTGTCCCATTGCCTCGCATCCAGTAATTCCAAAAATTACTACGGGAGAGACTGTCCCAACTGTACCAGAAGCACTTACTCCAGACAAGACAACAGTCCTATCGTGCGATACTGTACCTACCGCACCTGTGGCCACAACTCCGTCTTCAGTTGGGGAATTAGTTTCGGTGACTGTACCGACTTCTCCAGAAGCCTCTACCCCAGTAATTCCATAACCTGCTACTGAAGAAACTGTCCCAACCGCGCCCGAAGCCGCCACACCCGTGAGAGCAACGGTCAGACTTTGTACTACTGTGCCTACCGCACCTGTGGCTACAACCCCGTCTTCAGTTGGAGAGTTAGTTTCGGTGACTGTACCTACATCACCAAGAGCTTCTACTCCAGTAATTCCATAAACTGCTACTAAAGAAACTGTCCCAACTGCGCCTGTGGCTGCTACACCCGTGAGAGCAATCTGTCTTTCTGCAACAGTAACCGTACCTACATCTCCAGAAGCGGCTACGCCTGTGAGAGCAACTGTTATGTTTGCCGCTACGGAACCAACAGCGCCCGTGGCGTCGTCACCTGTAAGGATGGTCTCGCCATTGCCCCAAGTGCCTAAACCCCACGCGCCGTCGCCCCATCCGGCCATAAACTACCCTTTAAGTGGTAGACAAACGCAGTAATGCGGTTGTTGTGGTATTTGCAGGCATGGTCAGTGTGAACGTACCAGCCGTGATGGTCTGAGAGCCAAATGTATGAACAGACACGGCTTTGTCAGACTGGGTGCTGTTATAGATCAACACGGCATCAAACGCTGTGCTCAAAGTCACAGTTGTGTATGTAATACTGGCCGAGGGTGTGACAAACGCCACACCTGCTGTTACAGAACTGTTGGTGGCCGTAGGAGGGGTTCCAAAAGTAACCGCCACGCCGCCTGCCACGTAATTTGTGCCCGAAACTTCGTTGGAAGCAGAGTACGCAGTTGTAGATGCGTTTACAGTGGCTGTTGTTAAATACAATGCTGCTTTAAAAGCATCCGTTGCGCCGGTTGCACGAACTGGGGCAGTGCCAAAGTTGTGCGTTGCAGTCATCAACTCGCCCATAAAACTGGTCGTCATTGCTTGGGTATTTGCCATGATTGGCTCCTTAATTAAAAGATGCGGCTTCTACCGCAGAATTTACGTTTTTCTTGAGGGCCACATGGGCTGAACGGTGAACCAATTCACCATCAAGCCAATACTCCACCCATGTGGTTGATTCGTTGTCATTATCGACTGAACCTTCTTTTTTCTCAAGAAGAGATTCATCCATTTCGCCTTTGGTGGTTGTGACCAATGCCATATTTTTTCCTTATACAAGTCTAATGAGTGCCGCCGTGCTAGTGTTAGCAGGCATCGTTACGGTAAAAGTACTGGTCGATGTGACGTTATTTCCAAAATCCAAAACACAGACAGCCGCGCCAGTAGTCACGTCATAAATTAACGCACCACGAGCCGTGATTGCACCAGTCCAAGCGGGGCTAGAAAAATTAACGTAAATAGTACTACCGCTTGATCCCAGCGCAGTATTAACCGTTGCCGTAACTACTTGACCACCAGCCACATAGTTACCACCAGAAGTTTCGCCATCTGATGTATACGCCGCAGTAAGTTGGTTCAATGTGGCCGAGTTTGTATACAACGCCAATTTAAACGTGTCCGTTGCAAATACTAATGTGCTGTTAATTAACCCAGTCCGTAACGTATTGCAGGAGAAGTTACCCGTGAAAGCCATTAGGTCACCGCCTGTCTATATTGACCAGAACGATAAGCATCCTGACGCTCCATACCATCGCCCAAACGTTTAGCTTGTGCAAGGGCTTCTTTGTATTTACCGTCGTACAGGGCAAGCATATCTACCTCACCCTTCATATAGGTATAAGCCTCAACCAGTGAGCCATACAAGAGCACTGTGTCAAAGTTATCACCAAGCCATGAAGTGCCAGCAGTCACAATAGACTCTGGGTAGTAATAAAAATGAAGCTCTGCCGTATACGCCGCATCAGGGGTTGGGCCAAGAATAAACGTCAACTCAGTTGTAATTGTGCTACTTACGATTGCAGGGCCGAACAGTGCGTAGTACTTAGGAATGCCAACATCTGTCGTAGGATTAGGATACGCCTGACGAATGTAATTTACGTCTTTGTTTAACAAGTACTCGTAGTTACCAGACGCATCTATCACTGCCAAAGAATATGTAGCAAGATAATCGTCTGGGGCGCTAAGATACTTATTACCCGACTGAATGTTACCCGTCATGTTTTTACGCAAAAACGGAAACTGCACCGTGTTATAGATGCGTAATTCAGCTTGTTCAATAAACCGATCAATCTGTTCTTTAGACGTTTCTATCGCACCGTCAGAAACAGTAAAGTCCGGAAAATTATTTTCCGTGTACGACTGAATGTTATTGAACAGTTCGGTGTAATTCATATCAAGCCATCGGCCCCCGTGCCATCACGCCTTTAGTAGCCGCGCCAGTGCCGCGAATTTTGATACCAGAAGTCTTTGGCTCTTTGTATGGGTCACGACTGATGTTACCAACAGACATGTTTACATCATTAGCGGTCAAACGGTTACCACCGTTATAGCCACTGTTCTTAATGTCCACACCCGCTTCACCATTCATGTTATGAGGTGGCGCATAGACGCTGGCATCACCAACTTCTTTGCCCATCATCTTTTTGCTAAAAGTGGCCATATTAAGCTCCTTTTTTATATGTGAAAGAAGACTTCTTCTGGTTAGCCACTTTGGCCAAACCACGACCCAGAGCTTTCATCTGAGCATTTGTCTTGCCGCCTTTGGCAAGTTTTGTCATAGGCTGACCGGGATGCAGCTTCTTCTCGTGCTTGTGCACGGCTCCAGCTACCATCTTCTTGTCTTGTTTCAAATCTGCTTTGTCCATTTCAGGCTCCTTATGTAACTGTAACCGTAACTGTACCAAGTTCTATCGCTAACACCAAGTTATTTGGCGTTAAAAGTGTATCAAACCCACTTGCGCCACCAACAGGGTTGTACCCCCATTGAAAGACCCGACTACCTTGCTCTGGATAACCAAACCCATCTTGTGTGGTGCTGTCCGTTAGCAAAATCTGTAGGCCACTTTGACCAGAGACTTGGTAGCTCACATCAGGACGCGGCTCACGCACAGCTTGCGGATCATTGACTGGATACATACCCAGTTGCAACTGCGGCTGATCGGGATCCCAGCACGAAGGGCACACCTTGATATTAAATGGCTTGGTCTTAACGATCTGTGTCTTTAATTCCTTGAGCATGTATCTCTGCGAACATCTATCGCATTCAGCAATTGCATGTTTGCCTGATGCAAATTTACTAGGCATAGAACATATTTCTTGGCACGAATCTCAACGGAGAGGTATCGCGGTCTTCTGACTGGGCTAAGTCCCACTGCTGTTCATACTCGGCCTTTAGACCCATCACGCGCTGGGGGTCAACATCTGGCAGCTTCATGCTCAACAGATAGGCTAACCCTGCCACCATGCAGGGAATAAAACGGAATGGAATATCCTGCACATTTACACCAGAACCAGCGTCCTGAATACGGCGCATGCGGTAGTACACAAACATGTACTGATCACCGGGCGAGTTAGGTGTTGGCCACACATTGATTGCTGGAAGATTTTGTACAGTGATAGCCGCGCCAGTAGTATGCGCCGTAGCCGTTGTACCGTTTTGTCCACGAGCGCAGTTGAGCAACTGGTTGTTTACGGGGTCTATGTTGGGGTAACTGATGGTCTCATTACCAATCTTGATAAATCCAGCAGTGGTCAGACTATCCACATTAGACAACGTGATTGTGGTAGCTGTAGATGAAATGGTTCCGTTAAGGGTAACGGTAGTAGCGTTTTCTTGACCAGATTGGCGGTTGTACCAGACTTGAATTGGGCGACCTTGTGCCAACTTGTTTGGCAGACTCATGTAGGTCGATTCTG